TGCACGTCAAGTGCAAGTCGGGATTTGCCTCGCACCAGACTCTCGCTGAATATCCGTATTGCGTTCCGATCTCGGCACCTGTGCGAAACTCCATGTCTCGCATCAGCCTCGCAAGAAGATCCCTGCCGTCCTGCCTCTGCCTGCGAGGTTTGAGCCCGAACGGCAGCGAATCGTTGTCGCCGTAAAAGCGGAAGTACTTACGCAGTCCTTCGTCAAACGGCAGCATGTTCTTCCTCTTCAATACCGCGGTTGAAAATGTCAACGATGTCGGCGGCTCGGCCCCAGTAGGGAATCTCAATAGCCTTCATTTCGCCTTGCTTCCGCTCGAGGCCAGTCGCACCCGCGTAGGTTGGCGACACGCCGCGTGGGTGTGCCAGATTCACTGTTGGAAACTGGCACCACCACTGGACGTGCTTTCGTCGCGTCACCCGCATTCGGCGATCCGAGTCCGGACGACCGATTTCGCCCGGCCTCGGATGGCCTTCGGGGTATAGCGACTCGCGCTCATCGAGCGCGTCGATCATTAACTGCCTCGTGCAGATCGTTGTGAATCCACCTAACCACCTTAGCATGGAGAAGGTCGGTTCCTTCATCCATGACATCACGGTCCAGCGGCTCATGTCGTAGGCCACCTCGTCGGGCTGCGGGCGAAACTTGCGGAAGTGCCAGGGATGGTACAGCGTATCGTCCTCGGCGATGGCCACAAACTCCGTCTGCGCTTCCTTTGCGGCTCGGTTCCAGTTGCAAAACGTACTCCACCGGCCCCATTCGCCGGTCTGTCGGAGGTTGGTTTCGCCAAGCCCCAGGTCCATTGGTTCCATCGAGACGGTGACGACCGGAAAGTCGCCAATCGCCCTCAATAGATGCTCCCGGTGGAATTGCTCCCACCGCTGGGGCATACGATTCGCCGTGATGTAAAGAATTGTCAGGTCGCTCATGGTTACGAGGCAGATGGCGAGGTCGAGGCCGAAGTCGACGGCGAAGTCGATGGCGAAGCCGAGACCGAAGTCGACGGCGAGGTCGAAACCGACGCCGAGGCGGATGTCGACGGTGAGGACGATACCGAGGTCGACGGGAGTACAAGCTCGTCTGCCTTGGCGAGTACTCGCCAGTAGTAGGACGAACCGATTTTGATCGAGATGAACGTCACGAAATCGCCCGCATCGGCGAATGTCATCACCGTATCTGCGGTCTGGTTGTACCCACCCGTCACGGTTAGCGTCAGGTCGCCGCCGTCCGTGCTGAGCGCCACAGTGCCCGTAATCCCAACCCGATCCGGTTGGGCCACCGTCCGGGCTTCTGCTGTCGTTGTCTCGACCGAGCAGACCTGCCCCCAATACTTGTAAAACTCGATGGTTCCGCCGGCACCTGGGTCTTTGATTTCTCCAGGCCCGATGTTCGGCGTGAACGCATCATACATGGTCGACAACAATCTGTGAGCATTTCCGGCTGGCATAGTAAACGCCTTTCATGAAACAGGGTGAGTAAACAGACCAGAATCGACCGCGTCGATTCAGTACGGTAAAACGCTAAATGGTGTCGCTACCACTCTCCGTGCGACTCTTTGCGGACGATCTGAATTGCCGCGTCCGCGTCGGCCGTCGATACGACGTACAACGTGCTGATTCCGGGGCCAATGGTTTCGTTGCCACCGTCCGCGACCCACAGCTTCTCGTCTTCCACGGTGTTGTCGGCGGTGATCGTCGCGCTGCTCGTTGACAGCCACGCTGACTTCGCGGAGTTTGCATCGTCGTTGCCGGCGGAATCCTTCCCGGTGTGCGTGAACTTGTACGCATACCGCGGGTTCAGTGCCAGCGTGATTTCGGTTGCGCCCGTCAGCGAAAACAGGCCGAAGGCGTCTAGTTTATCCCACGCCATTGGCGTTCTCCTTTACATTGCACTGTTATTGTGGTATAATGACAAACGGCCACGCAGTTCAAGCTGCATGGCCGTTCTAACCACTCTCGTTACAGGAGAACGATCATGGCTGGTACTGATTCTACCGTACTCCCGTCCCGCGTGAAAGATTTGACTGGGCAGGTGTTTGGCCGGCTGGCTGTCGTGGAATACGCAGGGCTCGGCAAGAGGAGGCAGGCGTTCTGGTTGTGTCGCTGCAAATGCGGTGCAATAGTAACCGTCGTCTCTGGCGATCTCTGCCGTGGCCAAACCCGCAGTTGCGGATGCCTGAAGGCTGATCTTGCTCATGCTCGACGCTTCAAGCATGGGCTGTCGACAACTGGCACATACAACAGTTGGGCCGCAATGATTAGGCGATGCTTCGACGCCACCAACGATTCCTACCCCCGTTATGGCCACACGGGAATTACGGTATGTGAGCGATGGCTGTCCTTTGAACACTTCTTCGCCGATATTGGGCACCGTCCATCGGCCGCGCACAGCATTGAGCGGATTGACGGCAATGGCAACTACGAACCGGGAAACTGCGTATGGGCGACAGCGAGTGAACAAGCGAGAAACCGCAGAAACAATCATGTGATTACTTTTGCTGGTCGAACATTGTGTATCGCTGAATGGAGCAATCGCACAGGTATTCATGCCAGCACGTTGTGCAAACGCCTGAATGACTATGGATGGTCGGTTGAGCGTGCCCTTACAACACCTGTCCATGCTAAAGCTCCGATCCGTCCAGGCTGACGCTGCCCATGCGAGCCGCCCGAACCCAGGAACTTGACATGCTGCGCCGACCATCTGCCGTCGCGTCGGGTCCAAGGCTCATGGGGCTGGACTTGTGCTGATCCGCCATAATCGCCAGCGGAAGCAACTGGAGCAACTGTTTTTCGTGAATGCCTTCGCCATCGTCCAGGTTGTGTTCCGCTGCGGCCAGACACGCTTCCGTAATGACGACCGCAAGCGTCTCACCGCCAACCGGGTACTGGTTCGTGGCGTCTATCATCGTGGGTTTGAGGGTCATGTTGGCATAAAGCGTGTACTCGTCATCCGGCGTTGGATACAGAATCAACTGCCTGCCAGACCCTACCTCGGGGTCGAATTCCGCGGTCCGCACGGAAAAGTACAGCGGGCGACCTTCTTCGTCGTCTCGTTGCTGCCACCGACGAATCTGGCTGTCACTTCTCTCCCTCACGGGCGGATAGAATGTGTCTTCTCCAAGGGCGTAGTGCATCTCGCTTTCAATGCTCTCATACCCAGTTGGCAGGTCGTAAGCAGACGTTCCGTCGACAGTCGAGATCGTTTTCACTGGTTTGAAGAACGACCAGTCGTAGGCTGTGTACACCCGATTCAGTCCGTCGCGAATACAGTCGTGAATATCGGCGAGCGAATCGTTCTCAAAATCCGACCGCTGGCCGAACAGAAATCGCCCTATCCTCTCAACGAGGCTGGAATAACTGACCGTCATGGCGGCTGGCGTGGTCATGTGAAACTCCTGGCAAGGAGTGCCGGGGGCGAGCGAACCCGCCCCCGGCGGTCCTAAGGCTGATTCCTACTCGTACTGAGCGCAGGCCCACCAGTCCACGTTGACCGTGACTGCCGTATCGCCCGCTTTGTCCTTGATGCAGACGTACGGAGCCAGGAACACGTCGTTCGGGAACGACGCCACCTGGATCTCCGAAGAGGTCAAGCGGGCCGGCGTGGTGGTTCCGCCGGGCATGACGCCATCGACGTACCACTCTACCGTTTCCGGGTTGGCGCGGTAGCGGAAGCCCAGCTTCTTGTACGTCGTCGCCGAAGCGGTGAACGTCGCCAAAGCATTGAGCTTCGTCTTGGTCGCTCCGTCGATGTAATCGCCGTCCGCGTCCTGGTACACACCGTCGAAATCGCCGGTTTCGGCAACCAACTTAGCAAAGCCGAGGAAGTCTGCATCCGCAGCCATAACGTCGGAATCGTCGAAGAACTTGTCCGTCACGATCATGCCGGCGCCACCAAGCCCCGTCGCGATCGTCACCTTGTCGGTCGTGATGTTGTTGATTGCCAAGCAGATCTCGAACGCCAAATCCTTGTCGGCCAGTTTGAACGGGGCGGAAGAGGTCGAGCCCCACTTCAGCACGATCTCGTCCTCCTGGGTATCGCCGGCAGTGACGAAACTGAGGATGCCCTTGGCACCTGCCGTGTCGGCGATCTTCGCCAGGGTGCCACCCGAGGTGACGAGATGCGCATACGTGCCGTCCAGCGAAGTCTCGTTGAAGGTGAAAAAGTCGTCGAAGAACCCGAACGCCGGGTTTCCGCTGGCACTGACCGCGCAGTTGCCGTTGGGGCCGAAAGCCGTCGGCGGCGCGAATCCCCGCCATACGCGAGGCGAGAAGAGTCTGGTTGACATGTCTTCAAAGTACGCGTGCATGATTGCACTCCTTGTAAAGCGGGAGTTGTCCCAGCCAAGGGTGGGCGTTATCCCTGTAAGTGAAATTGAAGGGGGCTCCTATTTAACGTCGCTGCCCCCGTGCGACGAGGAGGACTACGCGGTCTCCGTAACCGTATCCGTGCAGTAACCGCGGAAGTTGCCGCGGCGGTTAAAGCATACGATTTGCACCGAGTCGTCCATGCACCGCACTCGCACGTTCGACATTTCGGGGTGCTGGAACGCCTTGCGCTTCCGCATCTGGCGACCCTCGGCGTAGTACGCCTTGAAGGTCGCCCAGTTGACGCCCAGGATGATCCCGTCCGTACGGGCATTCACGCTGGCGGCATTCGTCCATGCCGGAACCCAGTTCAGCGGGACGCCACGGATGTAAACCGTTCCGCTGTGCGCCGCCATGTCGTCGCCGATGTTGTCGTTGCCCAACTGGAGCAACTGACGAGCTTGCGCGAGGCGACTGTGCGTTGTCAGTAGCTCCCAGTCGTGACGCTTCTGGTTCACGATGTCGGAACGCTGCACCGGCGGCATGAATTGGCAGAGGTCCATCGAATTGATGACCTTCTCCACGAAGTCCGCGCGATCCACTTTCGTGTACGGGAACGTGCGGTTCCGCCACTGATCGTAGGGCGTGCAGGAAATCCCACCAACGCCGTTGGACCCCCAGCCGACCGGCTCGTAGCCGTCGAACCCTTCTTCCGAGTTGTTCTCGGTGGTCGAGTCGTCCGTGGCGGTGATCCACCACAGCAAGGACACGGGCGGGAAC